CCGCGCCCGTGAAATTTTTTGGAGGGAGAGAGCGTCATGCGCCGGGCGGCGGCGCGCTTGTGGCCGGTGCGGTTGGCGATGACGTTGCGGAGATTCGTGAGCTGATCGAGGGCGAGCTCGTCCCAGCACGCGAGGCCGGTGAGATCGGTGGACACCTTGCGCAGGTAGGCGTCATCGAGGCCGCCCTTGGCCGCCAGGGTGCGAATGGAGAACACGAGGCGCGTGCGTTCCCGGTCCACGTCGCCACGCCCGCCCTGCAGCCTGCGGCAGGCGTCGAGGAAGGTGTCGAAGTCGCGCACGGGATGCCAGTCCTTGCGGCTTTCGGGCAACCCGGCCTCGCGGTAGAATGCGAGGCGGACCTCGTCGCTCTTCGGATTCCAGCCCAGGGCGGCGCAGAGCTTCGACCACTCGGCGGTGTGGCGGGCGTGCTGGCGCGGCGTGATCATGGGTGGTCGTTCCAGCTTTTGACGAGCAGGCGCACGGCGGAGAGGATGCAGAGGCAACCAAAGATCAGGGCGACGTATTGCATGGTCAGCGGGTGTGCAGGAGGGAGCCGCGATGCGTGGATTTGAACGCCTGACGCTCGCGGCGTCTCAGCAGCCAGGCGCGGAATCGGGTTTCGAGGGCGACGACGGCGGCGCAGGCGATGAACCCGGCCGCGAGGCAGATGAGATTTTCCCTGGTCATAACTCGGGGATGGCATCGAGGAGCTTGCGCACCTCGTCGCCGGCCTGCTTCACGCGCTGGCGGGCGTCAATCATGTCGGCTTCGTGGTGCGGGGTGCCCGGATCGCTCTTGAGCGCCTGGGCGATGTGTTCGCGGGCGGCGAAGAGCTCGGCGAGGATCGGGCAGGCCTTGACGTCGAAATCGGAGAGGGTATTCACGCGGCCTCCTTCTCGGCGACAAGCCGTTGTTCCGGCCGGTCGTCGCGCTTGGGGTCGATGAAGAAAACTTCCTCCTGCTCGATGCGCGTGCCGATGGCGGCGCACTCCTCGTCGGTGAGCTGTTGCTTGATGGCGTCCTTGTCCGGCGCGACCTTCACGCTAAGCAGATGCTGCCAGTTGCGCTGGGAGATGGCGTCGACGACCGCTTTCCACGTCCATTTGCGATTGAGCAGTTGCAGGGTGGGATTGCCCGCCCGGAAGCCGAACGCCGCGAGGCTGGTGGCCGAGCTCTTGAGCTTGCCGAAAAGGGATTCCCGATGCGTGAGCGCGTATTTTTCGGCCAGGATGACGTTGGCTTTGATCCGCGCGCCGATGTCCTCGATGCCGCCGTCGTGCTGTTCGCGGACTCTCTGCAAAGCCTGATCCCGGCGCAAGGTCAGCTTTTCCTGTTCGAGCTGCAGGCGGCACGTTTCATCGACCAAGTCATCGAACTCGGCGCGGGTGAAAAGGTGGGTGGTGGCTTTGATACGGTTGGTCATAATTCGGTGTGGGTGAGGTTGAGCCGGCGGAGGAGCCAAGCGGAGGTTTCGGGGTTGAGGCGGAGGCGGAGGATGCGGCCGGACTCGCTGCGCTCGACGGTGAAGCGCGGGCAGTCGCGGTGATTGAGCGCCTTGGTGAGGTGGTCGGGCTGGCAACCGAAACCGGCGCGGACGGCGCTGCAGGTGGTCCAGGGACCTTCGTCTTTCGGCGGAGGGTCGACGGTGAGGCCTGCCTTGCGGCAGACCTCGATGCACTTCGTCAGCATCGCGTCGTGCGAGTCGAACGGGCCGAGGGTGAAAGCGGCGGCGCTCATGACAGGGCCTCCCGCACCTCAGCTTCAAACTCGCGGTCTTCGGCCTCTTCAAGGCGAAGCCACTCGGGGTCGACCGCGACAAAGCACTCGGGATATTTGGCGATCAGCCGCAGACGCTTCGCCCGGTTCACGTATTTCCACGGGATTTCGCTGTTGATGATCATGCGCTCTTCGGCGTGGCTGTCCTTGAGAGCGACGCCGATCAATTCGCCGCCCCAGCCTTCGACCATCCAGCGCAGATGATCCCGCCAACCGATTTCCGACTTGGGATCGGTGGAGAAACATTTGTCCGCCATGCTGCAGATTTTGCAGCCGAGCCAACTCAGCGCGTCGCGCCACCAGGGATCGCGGCCTTCGAGCTCGAACCAACCCGAAAGATCATAGGTCGCGGGGATGACACGATCCTCGGGCGGGGTGTAGGTGAGAAGCGCGGTGCTCACGGCTGGGCTCCTTTCCGGTTGTTGCGGTCCTCGGGCAGGATCACGCGGGCGGCGATGGCGTAGGTTTCCGAGAGGGCGTCCTCGCCGTTGTGCACGAGTTGCTGACACGGCCGGCATGTCGGGCCGATGTGCGGCACCAACACTGCGGCCGGCGGCGGCGTGCCACGGTCGTCGGCGAAGATGAGGCACAGGCAGCAGGGCGAGAGAATCGGGCTCATCAGTTTGTCCCCTCCCCGGCCATGCTGAGGAAACCGGCGTGCGCGAGCAGCACATGGCGCCAGGTCATTTTCTCTTTCTTTTTGGTCGCGGCTCGGCTGCCAGCCTGCAGGGTGGTCAGCCACACACCGAGGTCGTGATCGCGGATGATGTCCGACTGGAGATTCAGCGCGTCGCCATGAGCGGGCGGCAGGCCGTAGAACTTGGCGAACTCGTCAAGGTTCTCGGCGCTCGGCTTCGAGGGAAGGCGCAAGGGTTTTGGAAAACCACGGCGAATGATTTGCTTCATCTCCTGCGCATGAGCCTTGTCGTTCATGCCGCGTTCGAAATCGCCCGTTCCCACCAAAACGACGCCGCATTTACAGCGGTCGAAAACCTCCATGACGAAAAGCAGCGCGGCGGCGGTGCTGCCGCTGTTCTTCGTGCGAAAGCACTCATGGCATTGATCGACGATCAGCAACATGCGGTTGTCGATGCCGTCGAAGATGCGCTCCTTTTGCTGCCAGGTGCTGAGGGTGGTGCGAATGCGCAGCGCCTTCGCGAGATGGCGGACAAATTCCCCGTAGGCTCCCCGGGCCGGCATGCGGACATAGACCGTCTCGCCGTGGTTGTGCTGGCGCGCGTATTCCTCCAGCGCGGTCGTTTTACCGACTTGGGAATCGGCATAGATGAAGGCTATCCGCCGATACGTGAGGGCGGAGCGGCAAAGCTTCCAGATGCGTTTCGTGAGCGTCGTTTCAATGAATGAGGCGCGCTCGGTTCCCTTGCGGCTTTCCTCGATGGTCTGCAGACGCTCGATGGCGGCGCAGAAAGGCTCGATGCTCGCGCCGTCCTTCATGCGGCGGCCGGTGAGCGTCTGGTAAACGCTGTCGCCGGAATAGGCGCGGCCGTTCTCCTGCTTCAACATCGCGCCCAGGTCCTCGCAACCAAAATTGTTCGAGATGGCGTAATTGTGGAGCCAGCGCAGGGCGCTCCGCTGTTCGTCGGGCAGATCGGCGGTCGCCTTGTTCACCTGATCGCCGGGAATGCGCATCTTGAGCGCGTTCATGGCGGCGGGGCCGTGGACGTGGGCGAGTTTCGTTTCGGGTTCGTTTTCGGGTGTGCTCATAAGTGGAATCGGGTGGGTGGGTTAAAGAATGGCGTCGATCAGGTCGTCGCCCTGGTCGGGTGTGGGCAGCGTGGCGGGCTCCGGCGCGGGCGCGGGTTCCTCGACGATGTCGTCGAGCGCCTCGGCCCCCTGCTTGCGGACGAACTTCTTGAGCGCGGCCGCGCGCTGTTTTTCCTCGGGCGTGACCGGGCCGCCGGAGAGCACGGCCGCGTTGTGCTCGTGCATGGCGAGCTTCTCACGGGCCTGCTTGAGATGACGGGCGCGGAGCGGGGCGAGGAGGTCCGCCTCGACCTTCTTGGATGTGCCCATGGCGCGCTCCACCGCCTCGACGTCGGCGCGGTCCTCCGACCAAATGCGCGGGCAGACCGCCACAAACCGGCCCTTGCCGTCGAAGACATGCAGCTCGTCGGGCAGATAGGGATTCAGCACGGCCTGATATTTCTCGCCCTCGCGGAGCGCCGTGGCGCGGTAGCGCAGCGTGTCGCCCGTCACCTCGCTGCCCTCGATCTCGATCTTGCCATTGCGCACCGTGCGCGGCTCGGCGGCGTCGACGCCGAGGATCATGGCGATGACCTCGGGCTCCAGCGGGATCAGCTCGCGGCGGCCGCGATTGAACACCTCGACGGGAGCCATGCGGCGCATGCCGCCCCGGCGCGTGTCGGGCACATAGTTCATGTCCCAGCCTTCGAGCCGGTGCTCGGTGCGGGCGTTGATGCGGGCGTAAATCTCGCCCGCGATCATTTGGAATTGTTGGATGGTCAGGATCGGCCAGCGCAGCATCGCGGCGCGCTCGGGCGCGAGCTGGGAGACGGCGGCGAGCAGGGCGTCGTTGTATTTCTGGAGGCCGTATTGCCCCTCGGGCGCGTCGTTGCGGTCCTTGCCCGTCTGGCCGGGGAGGAAGCCCATTTCGTTGTGAATGAGGTTGCCCAGGGATTCGAGGGCGGCCTTGAAACGGAAATTGCCCTTGGACCGGCCGGCGTATTGATGCGCGGCGGCGGCCGCGCCGGTCATGCCGGAACGCTCGACGGTGACAAGGCCGCCCGTGGCCTCCGCGAGCAGCTTCTCGATCTGATCGGAAATCGCCGCCGTGCCGTGCTCGGCGACGAGGATCGTGCCGCGTGGCGAATAGCCGAAGTTGCGCAGCACGAAGGCGAGGAGGAAGCGCATGTCCGCGCCCTTGAGCCCTTCCATCGTGCCGTCGCCCTTGTCCACGCGCAGGCGCATGCCCCAGGCGAACTTGTTCGCGCTGTAGAGGTCCAGCGCGTGAAACTCCAACGGACGCCCGCGCAGGAGCCGTGCAAGGCAGTTGCACTCGTGGTCGTGCCACATGTCGTCGAAGAGGTAATGCGACCCAACCCAGAGATTCGCGCGGGTCGTGTAGACCAGCTCGCGATGCGCCGAGGCGGCGACGCGGCCGATGCGCGCGGCCTTGATCTCGAACTTGGTCGGCGCGGCGCGCAGCAGGTTCCGCTCGCTCCATCCGACCGGATAGCCGGTGACCGTGTCCAGCGGCGCGGAGGATGTCACCACGCCCTTGCGCCAGTCGGCAAGGAGCTGGCGGATCGCGGCCTTGTTCCCGCGCTTGGAGTCCTCGCAATATTTCTTCACGAGGTTCTTGTCCTGCGGGCTCAGGCCGGAGGTGCGGCGCGTGTTCCACGCCTGCGGGCCGCAGATGCGGCGGTCGATCAGCCCGGCGAGGCCGTGCTTTTTGAAGGCGTAGAACTTCCGGCGCAGCGTGGGCTCGGGGATTTCGAGGCGTCGGGCCAGATCATGCAGGGCGCGGGTCAGGCGGCCGTCGATGGCGAGCAGGGGCTTGAGCAGCTCCTCCCAGCGAAACGCGTCGGCGCGGGCTTCCTCGGGGATGGCGTGGAGATCGGTGAGAGTCATGGGCAGGGTCAGCTAACTTTGAAAGTGGGGGTGCGTTTGGCCTTGGGCGTCTTGGCCCATTCCGTGGCGTGCTTGAGAAATTCCTCGGTGCTCTCGATCACGGCATGCAGCTCGTTGTCGGGCAGGACTTGGTAGGCCTTGCGCTTGGCGAGGCCGATGAGCGTGTCGCACGCGCCCTTGTGGTCCTCGCGGATTTGCGCGACCGCCGCCTTGTATTTCTCCGCCGGGGTGAGTTCGGGGAGGTCGCTCACCTGCGCGCCTCCGGGGGCTTTGATCGCCTTGAATTGGTCCAGCCAGGAATTGGGCGACGTCCCGGTGACGAAGGCGAAGAGATCGCGCTGCTTCGTGCGCAGCTTCGCCGGCAGGGCCTCGGGCGGCGTGGTGGCGAGCGCGAGAAACGAGACCTTCGCGGGCAGCTTGAAATGATCCTGCACCGACTTGGCGACGTCCCGGTAACGGCAGGCCTTTTGCTTGCTGACCGTGGGCGCGAACTGGCGCAGCCATTCGCTGATCCCGCCTTTCTTGCCGCGTCCGCCCTTGGCGTCTCCCTCGCCGAGCTTCTCTTCGAGGAGCATGACCATCGCGCCGAAAATCAAGACCTCGACCATGGCGGCATCGACCTTGTGCGACTGCGCGGTGAGCTGCTTGCCCATCACGACATCGTTGGAGAGGTCCGGGGCGATAATGACGAGGGCGTTGGAAGTGGATTTGCTCATGGGATAATCAGGCGGCGAGTTTGGTGCGGCGATGAGCGACCCAGGCGGCGCGGACTTTTTGCATCGGCGCTTCGTAATAGGCGGCTCTGATTTGCTTCGCGGTGTCGATGCGCAGGCGGGCATCGGCTCGCGATGCCGGGCTCAGGCGGCGCTGACGGCCGTTGCGGACGGCTGCTTGCTCCGCGTCGGTGAGGAGCTGGACAATCTGAAGTTCGGTGAGGGCGAGAGTGATGGTGCGTTTTCGGGTGCTCATAAAGTGGCGGCGCGTTGGAGAAGGGTGGCGCGCTGATCGGCGGGCAGGCGTTTGACGAGGCTCCACACCGTTTCGGTGAAATCGTCGGGCAGGTATTTGGCCGTCTTCGCGAGGTAGGCGACGACGGAGCGGCGGGTAATGCTGTAGGAGGCGCGCCGGCCCTCGCCCTGGTGGACTTCCAGATCGCCGGTTTCGCCGAGGGCGTAGACGAAGTCCTTTTCCTTGCGGAGGATCGCCATGACCTCATCGACGCGCAGAAGCTCTTTGGTCACGGGGACGAGGAAATCGAAAAGGCCCTGATCGGCGGCCATCACGGCGCGTCCTCCTTGAAGGTGAGTTCCATTTGTCCGCCCGCGATCTTCGCGAGCAGGTCATCGCTCGTGCACAATGCGCGAAAGGCCTTCTCCGCCTCGGCGATCTCCGGCGCGTTGTCGGGAAACGAGATCAACAGCCCGTGCAGGTATTGCCGCGCCTCGGGCAAAGGCATGCGGCGGGCGAGCGCCATGCTCTGGCGGAGGAAAAAGGAAACGGCGGCTTGCTCCTCGGGGTTCATACGGCGGCGAGCTGCTTGGTTTTTGTTTTGGCAGCGGGGTAAATTTCCGGCTTAAGGCGCTCCCAGATGCCGGGGCAGCGACCGGCGGCGGCGGCGCGCAAGCCCTCGACGCTGCAACCGAGAATGCCGGCGGCCACACAAAGCTTGCCGTAGCGAAGAGTGATTCGCCCCTTGACTTCCTGCCATGGTTTGGATTCCTTTCGTGCCATGATTTGGCATTGCAGTAATCCAAAATTAGGAAAGCGTCAACGCCAAATTTAGGAAAATCGCTGCCGAATTATGGAAACACCCGCTGACCTGATTAAAAGCGTCATGTCCGTCAAAACCTGGACACCCGCGCAGCTTGCGGCGCGCCTGGGGATCAAGGAGCGCACTCTAAAACGCGTGATCAGTGGCGAGTTCCCGCTCAGCCCGCCCATCGCGGCGCACCTCAAGACCATTCGCGCCGACGCGCTGCCAAATTTAGGTAATGACGAGGAGCTGTCCGACCCAAATTTAGGCGAGGACTCGCCCGAATACCGGCTGACGATCAACCGCGTGCCTGTGCTGAGCTGGGCGCATGCGGGCGAGGCGGAGAGTTATGAGGAACTGCCCAAGTCGTGGCAGGAGAGCGTGCCGAGCACCTGCGGCGACCGCTCCGCCTTCGCGCTCACCATCGAGGGCGACTCGATGCAACCGAAATACGAGACCGGCGACATCGTCATCGTCATGCCGTCGATCAAGCCCCGCAATGGCTGCCTCGTCGTCGCGAAATTCAAATCGGACGGCATCGTCTTCCGCCGCTTCCATGTCTCGCCGGTTGGCAACATGCGCCTCACCGCCTACAATTCCATTTACCCCGAATACGAGGGGCCGGAGACGGACTTCCATTGGATTTATCCCGTGCACTCAACCCTGAAAAACGAATGGAGAGTATGAACGAGCAATTCTACGTGATGTCGAACGGCGCGCAGCTTGGGCCGCTGCCCATGGTCCAAATCGCCGAACAATGGCGGGCGCGGAAGATCGAGACCAATGCGCTCTATTGGCGCGAGGGCTGGCCGGAGTGGAAGCCCCTCAATGCTTCGACCGAAATGGCGGCGTGCCATACTTGTAACCAAAAGTCCAACGACAATAGGGCTGCGGCAAAGTTCTTGGGTGTAGTGATCCTGTTTGCCGTTGGCTTCATGATTTTTCAGTTGGTAACCCCGCCAAAAAGCAAACCACGCTCCCCTGCGTCAAACCCACAGCCAGTCGTCGAAAATAGTCCCTGGGACAACAGCGTCTCGCAGGTAAAACGATGGCTTGAAAAGAACGCGAAGGACCCGAAATCCCTCGAATACATCGAATGGTCGAAGGTGACCCGCGATGGCGCTGGCTTCCTTGTGCGCGTGAAATACCGCGCCAAGAATTCCTTCGGCGGCTATGTAATTGACGAGAAAATCTTCGTGCTCGATGGTCGTGGCGAAGTGGTGTCCGCAGTTTCCAAGCCGTAAACTGTCCGCACCCGGACAGTTTCGCCTCCCCGGCAAATAAACTGTTGCACGGTGCAACAGTTTAGCCCCCCGGCGGAGAATTTTCCGTCGATTCCTGCGATTCCTGCGGTTCCTGCGTAGGGAATTTGCAGGCAGGTGGCGCACGCTCGTGCGCCATGAAAAATCGAATCCTTTCGTTGTGCGCGGTGCTGTTCATTGGGGGCTGCGCGGGTTACCAGCCGAAAACCCAGCTCGGGAAAAACCTGCAGGCGTGGTGGAGCAATCCCGACACCCAGCAGCATGTCGCGACCGTCGCGCGCAATGTCACCGTCGCCATCATGGCTGGCGGCGCGGAGTCTCTGCGCGAATACGTCACGACCGGCGCGGTCGATCCCTGGAAGGTCGGCTCCATTGCCGCCGCCAGCGTGCTCTTTTCGAACGCGAGCGCGCTGCGCACATTGCAAGGCACCAACCAAGTGCTCGATCCCGTCGCCACGGCGCAAGTGCTCATTGCTTCCGGCACGCCCAAGGAAGCGGCCGGGAAGCTGGCGAACCAGATCGTCGATAAAACCGCGCTGCTCGTGCAAGCGGGCATGCCGGTTGATCAAGCCGCCGAGGTGACCGCCGCCGCCCTCGACAAAGAAGCCGTCAACCAACAGGCGAGCGCCACCGTGGAGGTGACGAAATGAACGAGGAAACTCTCGTCGTCTCCAAGCCCGCGTGGGCGAGCAAAGGCGTCATCGGTTCGGCGGTCGTCATCATCGTGAGCGCGGTGTCGGTTGTTGGCCTGTTTGTTCCGGCGCTGCGCGACGTGAAGATCGATCCTTCCAAACTCGCGGGATACCTAACTTCACTGACCACGCTCGTTTTTGGCGCGCTGGCCCTTTACGGCCGCATCAAAGCGGACAGCCCGATTCACTTCATCAATCGCAAGACGGTGCCCGGCGGCCCGTTCAATCCTAACGCGCCCGTGAAAAAGGCGCTGCCCGTGCGGCCTCCGCGCGGATGCGTGCTGTCCACACCGGCCGCGTGGGCGTGCTGGCTCGCGCTGGCGGCGGCCATCATCCTCTTTCTCGTGTTCGTGCCGGCGCGGGCGCAGAGCGTCCCGCCGCCGCGCTATCCGAACATCATCGAGGAGTTGGAACATCCGCTCCCGCAAAACCTCTCAGGGCCGTGGCTCCGCGTCGTGCCGGTCGAGGATCGAAGGCCGTTCCTCGTGCGCCTCTGGCATTCGCTGGCGTGGTCCTTCAATGGAAAAATCACCCGCGACGCGGAAACCGGCGCGCTGCATGCCGAGGTCACGCGGGCCACGCTCAAGGGAGGCGCGGAGTGGTGATCACGGAACTTTCCCCCAACGCGCTCGCGCTCATCCTGGAATTCGAGGTCGGTGGCGGCGAAGCCTACTACCTCGCGCGGCTCCGGCATCCGACATGGCCGGAGGGCGACAGCGGCGTCACCATCGGCATCGGCTACGATCTCGGTTACACGCCCGCCGCCCGCTTTCAAGCTGACTGGCACAGCCGTCTTGAGGGCGACGACTTCGACCGGCTCGCGCGGGTCCTCGGTTTCAAGAGCGAGGCCGCCCGCCGCAAGGTGCGCGAGGTCCGCGACATCGACATTCCCTGGGCGGTCGCGTTCTCCGTGTTCAAGGCGCGCACGATTCCGCATTGGATCGAGCAGACGCTCTCCGCGTTTCCCCGCGCGGGCGAGTTGCCGGCGGATGCCTTCGGCGCGCTGGTGTCCCTCGTCTTCAATCGCGGGCCGGCCCTGCAGGGCCGGAATCGCCAGGACATGCAGGACATCTTTGACATCCTTGCCGATGGCGTGCAGCGGGGCGACACCGCGCGCATCGCGCAGCAACTCCGCGAGATGAAGGCGATCTGGGAAAATCGCGGGCTCAATGGACTCGTCCGCCGCCGTGAGGCCGAGGCGAAACTTGTGGAGGCTGCCCGGTGATGTTTCTTCTCGCCGCTGATACCTTCATGGGGCAGGACGTCTTTTTTCTCGCGAAACTCGCGGGCGGGATCGGCGCGCTGTATGCCGTCTATCGCCACATCAACAAGGCGAAGCGCGAAATCGTCGCCGACGTCATCCGCGAATTGCGGGGCGAGAACGCCGAACAGGAGGAAGACAAAAAGCGCATCATCGGCCCGCAGCCTTTCGACGTGCGCCTGCACTCCGATTGCGTGAAGCGTGGCAGCTACGAAACGCATTGCCGACTGAATCGCGAGGCGCACGAAAACCTGCAGAAAGACTTCAAACATGAGGTCGGAAAAATCGCCGACGCGCATCATCAGCTCGCGCGGGAGGTCAGCGCCCTCAACGCCCGGTCGGAAGAGAACCAGGCGCGCCTTATCCAGATGGACAACAAGCTCGACAACATCCGCCGGGACCTTTCCAAATCATGAACAACGCCACCCGCGAACTCCTTCGCAATAACCTCCTCATCCAGCTCAATGCCGGCGGCGAGCCGGGCGTCGCGTTCTCCACGCTCGCCCTCGGCGCGCGCGTCGCGAGCTTCAAGGTAACAGACGACGACATCGCGAACGAAATCGCCTACCTCGCCGACAAGGGTCTCGCCGTGCCGGTGAAAAAGACGCTCTCCCCGGAAAACCGCCGCACGCGCATTACCGCCGAGGGCCGCGACTATCTCGCCGCCGAAGGCCTCGCCTGATTTTTCCCATGGCCGACCGCAACAAGATCGCCCTGGAGCTCACCGCCGAGGAGCTGCAGCAGTTCCTCGACCGTTGCTGGAAAACGGAGGGGCTCACGCTCGCGAAGGTGCAGCGCCTCGCGGAGGAATACGGCATCGCCGTTTCGCTCATGGGCGCGAAGAGTTTTCGCGACACGACGTTCAAGCGCCACCTCGACCGCATCGCCAAGGCCGGCGACCTCGCCGCCCAGGTCGCCGCGTTGCGGCAGGCCGGCGCGGGGCACACCATCGCCGACGCGGCCGCCGCGATCCTCAGCGACGAGGTGCTCGACAAGCTCATCAATCGCGACGCCGACGAGGAGCTCGATCTCGACGTCCTCAGCAAGATCGTGAAGCGCCTGCGCGACAGCGACAGCCGCTCGCGCGCGCTGGAGCATCAGATCGAGAAGGATCAGCGCAAGGCGGCCGAGAAGCTGCTCAGCGATCCGAAGTTGCTGGCCGAGGTCGCGAAGATCAAGGCGAGCAGCATGACCACCGAGGAGAAGGCCGCCGCCGTGCAGCTCCGCCTCTTTGGCGCGAGGCCCGCCAACTTCCAGCCCCACACCGCCGCGCGGGAAACGGAATGAGCGTTTTGCACTGGCTCTGGATTTGGTTGTGCGATTGGGCCTTTGGCTGGACCCAGACCGGCACGATGTGCGCCGTGATCGCGATGGGCATGCTCGTCACGCCCTTCGCGAACGACACGCCCGCGCTCGTGCCGATGCGCGGTTACCAACAGACGGTTTTCTGGGACCATGAGACCAAGACGCAAATCATCCACTGGTCGCGCCAGACCGGCAAAAGCTACACGCTCGCCGCGTGGGCGGTGAAGCGCCTGCTCGATTACCCGGGCCGCCTCGTCACGGTCCTCAGCAATTCCAAGGACAACGGCAGCGAGTTCGCGCTGAAATGCCAGGACGTTTGCCGCAAGCTGCAGATCGCCGCCGATCTGGAGGACCTGAGCGAGGACCTGACCTACGACGGCATGCGCTTCGAAATCAAGATCGCCATCGGCGACAAGGTCGGGCGCATCAAGGTGCTCGCCGCGAACCCGCGCACCGCGCGCGGGTTCTCCGGCGACCTCATCCTCGACGAATTCGCCTTCCACGAGGACAGCCGCGCCATTTGGGAAGCCGCCGAGCCGATCATCAGCTCGAACAAGGATTTCCTCTGCCGCATCGCGAGCACGGGCAACGGCCGGCTCAACATGTTCTACCAGCTCATTAGCGAAGCCCGCATCCCGTATTACCGCGTGCGGCGCTCCGATGCCTGGAAAACCGGCGAGCTGAAAATCTTCTCTTCCGTCGATGGCAAGGAGATCACGCCCGAGCAGGCCCGCGCCGAGGCGAGCGACAAACGCGCCTACGACCAAAACTACGAATGCACGTTCGAGGATGAGAACATGCCGCTGCTCACGCATGAGCTCATCAATGCGGCCGAGCGGGCGGAGGGAATCACCGCCGACAAACAGGCTTGGAGCATCGCCAGCATCCAGCGCATGTATCGCGCCGAGGGTCCGCTCGAAGCGGGTTACGATATCGCCCGCAACCGCGACCTCTCCGCCATCGTCGTTTTCGAGCGTATCGGTCAGGTCCGCCGCGAGATCGCCGAGCTGATCATGGAGGACATGCGCACGCCCGAGCAGATGCGCCTCGCGCAGGTGGTGTGCGAAATGCCGCGCTTCCGCCGCATGGAAATCGACATGACCGGCCTGGGCACAAAAATGTTCGAGGACCTGGAGGATTTGTATCCCGGCCGCATCGGCGGCGTGAACTTCGCCACCAGCGAGCCGGTCACCGCCCGCATCCAGGCCGAGGGCCGCAAGGCTCCCACCGCCCGCGTCACCGAGATCATGGCGGCGGACCTTCTCGGCGTGTTCGAGGACAAGACCATCGAGATCATCAAAGGCGACACGGATTTGCGCGACGATCTCCGCAAACCCGAGAAGATCGTCACGCCCGGCGGCCGCGTGAGCATCGCCGCGAGCCGCGACGGCAAGGGCCACGCCGACCGCTTTTGGGCGCGGGCGCTGGCCGTGCGCGCCGGTTACACGCTCGGCGAGCCCGGTACGTTCCACCGCTTCACCGGCATGATGGACCGCCTGCAGCGTCAGGCCGCCGAATGCCAGCGCAGCCGCCGCACACGCGGCCGGCGCAACCGGAGGGCCTGCGTCGGATGAGCTGCGACAAGATCGGCTACAGCAAGCGCGCCGCCGAAACGGTGCGCAATCAGCGCCGCCATCGCCGTCACGGCGGCGGGCGGCGCGGCCGCGCCAAGGTCCTGCGCATTTATGAATGCCCGGCATGCGGGCAATGGCACCTCACTTCCAAACCATGAACATCGACAGACTTTCCGGCTTCAATCCCCTGCGCGGGCTCGACCTCTACGGCCTCGTCAATTACCTCGAAATGGGCGAGCGCGGTTATTACGCCGACCTCATGTGGCTTTACCGCCTTGTGCTGCGCCGCAACGGCTCGGCCCGCGCCGTGCGCCGCAAGCTCATCGCCGCCATCGGCAAACTCGACTGGAACATCAAGATTCCCGACAAGCTCGAAGGCGCGCGCAAGGCCACGGCCGGGAAACAGCAGGCCGAGCTGCGTCGGGCGGTGGATCTTCTGCGGAATTTCCGCGCCACGCTCCGCCACCTCGCCTTCGCCGACATCATGGGCTTTGCGCATTGCAACAAGGTCTATGCCGGCGAAGGCGCTTCCGATCCCTGGGAGGTCACCGAGCTCCGCGTCGTGCCGCAATGGTTCCTCTGCCGGGATGGACTCTTCAAGCCCTGGGCTTACAACGCAGAGGCCGCCAATACCAACCGGGGCCAGCCGATTGATCCCCGTCATTGGGTCATTCGCGAGATCGACGATCCGGCGGCGGAGATTTTCACCTTTGCGCATTTGAAAATGACCGGGACCGACGCGGATTGGGATCAGTTCAACGACACCTACGCGGTGCCGCCGATCTTCGTCATCCAGCCGCCGAACGTCCCGCGTGAGCGCGAGGCCGATTACCAGCGCACGGCCGAGGAGATCGTTTCCGATGGGCGCGGCAGCCTGCCGTATCAGTCCGACATCAAGAGCGTATCGGGTGGGGCCGGCGCGGTGGAGACTTTCACTGAGCGGCTGCGCTACTACCGCGAGGAAATCGTCATCGCCGGCACGGGCGGCATCCTCACCACGCTCGACGGCAACACGGGCATCGGCAAGGGGCCGGCCGACAACCACGACGACGGCTGGATCGACATCGCGCACGAGATTTGCATGGGCGTTTCCGAGGTCTTGCAGGATCAATTCTGCGCCCCGCTGCTGCAGCGCAAATTTCCCGGCGAGGAAATCCTCGCGTATTTCGAGCTGGATAAGCCCGAGCACGGCCGCGACCCCGGCAGCGTGCTCACCGACGCGAAGACGGCCCGCGAGGCGGGCTATGCCATCGCGCCCGAGGAGCTCAGCGAAAAGAGCGGCTACACGCTCACCGAGGCCGCCGCGCCTGCTGCGGGAAACCCTTTAACCGCGCCGAAGGTGGAGGCATCTCCGTCGTCCGGGGCGGCTGCGCCACCCGTGGCCCCGCAGCCGCCCGCCGGGCCGGTCAATTCGCCATCCGCCGAATCCCCCAAGGCCAGCGCGGCCGGGGAGGCCAAGCCCTCGCTCGTGCAGGCGGCGCTCGCCGATGACCTGGAACTCGAAAGCCGCTGGCTCGCCCCCGTGGCCGACGTGCTCGCCCGCATCGAGGCCATGATCGCCGATCCGGCGGTCCCGCTGGAAAGCATCCAGGCGGAGATCGAGAAGGCGGTCAAGGCGATGCCCGAGTTGCTCGGCCAGCTCAACGTTGGCGAGCTCGCCCAGGCCCTCGAAAAAGCCACCGGCCCGGCCGCCGTGGAAGGGCTGGCGGATGGCCTGCGCGCCAAAACCGGAAAACCGGCCAAAAACGGGGGGCTCTAAAATGCCCCGCTTTTGCGCAGAAACGGCCTTAAAACGCGCCGGGGGGTATCATGGGCCGTATTTTAGGCTGCGAAACGGCTGCAACGCCTTGCCGCGCCCGTGCAATGCCTGCCTTTCCGGCCCCGAAACCCGCAAAACGGCTCGGCGGAGGGAATCCGCATTCCGCAATCCGCATTCCGCAATTGCCTAATGGCCCTCACCATCACCCAAAAACCCCTGGCCGGGGTCACCGCGACCCTGTCCGGCAAAACGCCCATCGGCTCCGTGCTGCGGTCGGCCGAGTGGGAGAACGTTCCGGCCCAGCTCCGCGACAGCGCCTTTTTCTCGGCCGGGGTGGAAAGCGTGCGGGCCTTGAGCGAGGCCCAGGCGGGCCTGCGGAAGATTCTGGAGCTCTCCCGCGACCCCAACGGCGCGATCTCGATGGACCGCTCGAAGTTCGTCGCCGAGATGCAGAAGCTCTCGAATCAGCTCGGCCTGCGGAATACCGACTCCAATAAACGCGGCGGACTGGAGGATTTCGGCAGCGAGCGCCGGCTGCGGCTCATCTTCGAGCAGCAGATCGGACAGGCGCAGAGCAAGGCTTACTATTTGAGCGGACAGGACCCCGATGTCCTCGACGCGTGGCCCGCGCAGGAGCTCGTGCGGCTCCGCGCCTCGAAGGTGCCCCGGAATTGGCTGCAGCGGTGGACCGATGCCGGCGGCCAGCTCGTCGACGGCCGCATGATCGCGCTCAAGACGTCCCCGATTTGGACGAAGCTCAGCCGCTTCGACCGCCCGTGGCCGCCTTTTGATTACGGTTCCGGCATGGGCCTCGACGAGATCGACCGCGAAACGGCGGAATCCCTCGGCCTCATCCGGCCGGGCGAAGTCATCAAACCCAGCGTCGCGCGCGACGAGGCCGCAATGAAAGCCAGCGTGAAGGGTCTTGCCCCGGACATGCTCAAGGCGCTCCGGCACGTCTTCGGCGATCAGATCCATATCAAAGGGGACGAAGTCCTCTGGAGGAACAATGTCCCGGCATCGAATCCCGCCCCTGCACCGGAGCCGGAGGAGGATGCTCCCGAGCCCGAAGCGGCCGCGCCGGCCAGCGTCGCCGACATCGCGCCCCGCCTCACGGAGATCGCCGGGGAAATGGAAACGCTCCGCGCGCAGATCAAATCCTCCGCCGATTATAAAACCCGGCTCGATGCCAGCGAGCGTGTGAATGCGCTGATCGAGGAGTCGCGCAATCTCGTCAGCGTTCCCGAGGGCCAGCGGCGTGCGGTCACTTACACGAACAAGAAACTTCCTCCCGCCATCGCCAGAACCGGCGCGGACGGCGCGGCGCTGGTGAGCCGCTACGTGCATCCCGACTATGTGCCCCAGGGGCTCACGGCAAAACGCATCAAAGGCCGGGCCTTCTACCAACCGACATCGCGCACGATCAACGTCAGTCCCTACGATCCGGCCGATGGCGTCGCGCATGAAGTCGTGCACGACATCGAATTCAGCCACCCGGAGGTGAGCCGTTCCACCAAGGAGTTCCTCCGCAAGCGATCCGGGGGCCTCCCGCCCAAGCGCCTGCGCGATCTCACCGGGAACCGTCGTTACAAATTGGACGAGATCACTTATGAGGACGAATGGCTCGCCCGTGGGGGTGTCCTTTACTCTGGGAAAGTCTATCCGATTGCCGCCACCGAGCTTCTGACCATCGGCATTCAACGCCTGCACGCCGACCCGGCCGCCTTCCATATCCAGGACCCGGAATACTTCGAATTTGTTGTCAAAACCCTCCGGAAATGGTAGAGGAACTTACAAATGGCGACTGTTGTCAAAGTGCAGGGACACGCGGCCCGGTGGACACCCCAGGGGTGGAAAACCGGCGATGCCCAGCTCGACGCGCTGTGCGACTCCGCAGAGCAGACCGCGCCATTTGTCTTCGACCCGAGTCCTCAGCAGGCCGCCGCCGAGCGCCTGGCTGCCGCGCTCCAGGGCGAGATCGTTTCGGTCGACCCTCTCGACGACGAGGAAGCGCCGGCCGGGGCGATTTACTAGCGTTTCGCGCCGAGCCCTTTCATCCCGCCGCCGCTACCGCAGCGCGGCCTATTAGGAAAGCCAAACCATGAGCGTTTCCGCCAACGTCGTCATCACGGGCCGGGCCGCGCCGGAGCTGCGCCGCATCGCGCAGCAGATCAAGAATCCCCAGGCGCTTTACAAGGATGTCGGCCGCCGCGCCGCGAACGATCTGCGCAAACACTATGCGGCGATGGACAAGAAGCATCCGAATGAACTCAAGGGCACGCGGACGCATTTCTGGCTGGATGTCCGCGACGCGGTCCAGCAACCGCAGCTCGAAGACACGGGCGTTTCCATCGTCATCAATCATGCCGTGATCGCGGCGAAAGTCTGGGGCGCGGTGATCACGCCGAAGAACGCGCAGGCGCTCACGATTCCCGTGCACGCGCTGGCCCACGGCCGCCGCGCTTCCGTCTTCGAGGAGGAGACGGGCAAGAAGCTCTTTCACCCCAAGGGCACGCGCGTGCTCATGGCGGAGTTCGACGGCCGCGCCGTGCCGATCTACGCGTTGGCGAAACGCGTGACCCTCCCGCCCGATCCCGAGGCGTTGCCGGAGGAGAAGCAATTCACCGCGAACATCATCGCCACCGCCGAGGCGCATCTCGCCCGCATGCGGGCGCGTGGCACGTAAGGCGCTTGTCTTTTGCGCGGTTCCCGCCTAAGCATGGCCGCCACGTGGCCGCGCCGGGATTTTCCCGCCTCGCGGCGGAATGAATCACATTTTTCGTCGATTCCTGCGGTTCCTGCGGTTCCTGCGTATGGGAATCGGAAAAGGTTTTTTACGGTGCGCGGAACTTCAACGCACGCATGGACCCACTCGAACTTCGCCAACAGCTCATCGCCGCTCTCGGGCTCGCTCCCGCCGAGGGCGCGCCGGAAGTCACCGACGAACAAATCATTTCCGCCATCGCCGAACGCGGTGGCAGCATCGACACCGGCACGTTTCGCGCCACGCTGATCGAAAAGCTCGGCCTTGCGCCCGCCGAGGGCGCGGCGGAGCCCGATGACGCCGCGATCTTCGCGAAGCTCGACGAGCTGACCGCGTCCGCCGGCACCGCCACCACGGCGACGACCGATCTCGCGACCGCGCAGGCCGAACTCGAACGCGTGCGCGGCGAGTATCAGGCGCTTTTCGAAAAGGAAGAGGCGGCGCGCAAGGCGGTCGATGAAGCGGCCGTCAACGAGATCATGGCGCAATACGACAGCCGCATCACGACGCCCGAGGCCAAGGAGCGCATCCGCGCGCTTCTGCTGACCGACCGCGAGGCGGCCACGATCATCCTGCAGGGCCTCCCGCCCGCCGGAGCCGCGACCACGGCCGCGCTGCCGCCCGAGCCGATGCACAAGGAGCCGGGCGAGGAAGGGGGCGACCTCACGCCCGAGCAGAAAACCGCCGAGGCCGAGAAGCTCATCGCCGATCTCCGCAAGGCCCGTCCCCAGGCCTTCCCCACTTACGAGGACGCGCGGAACGAAATCCGCCGCCAGCGTCCCGAACTCTTCGCCTGATTTTCAACCCAACCAAAAACCCACACCGCTAAAAACTCATGTCCTCACTCTATCGCCGCATCAATTCCGTCATCGCCATTGCCGCAGCCGCTTCGCTGGCCGGCAAGGAAGGCTATTTTTACAAGCTCGATGAAGACAACAAGGCCGTCGCCATCGAGGCCGCCACGGACAAGCCGCAGGGCCTCATCCTCAGCGTGCGCGCCGATGGCATGGAAATCTCCGCCGCGCCGTGCGGCGGCAACCACGGCACCGTGCCGATCAAACTCGGCGGCAATGTCGACGACCTGACCAAGGACCTCACGCTCAAGGCGGACGGCAGCGTCGAGGCCGATGATGGAGCCGGCGCGCGCGTGATTGTCGCCCGGCCCCTGGAGCCCGGAGCCGCCGAGGAATTCATCGAGTGCATTCTGCTCTCGCCGCGCAGCATCGGCAACGCGGTCGCGCTCACCAGCACGAACGGCACCATGGCCGCCGCCGTCGATGACGCCGCCATCAAGGCCGAGGGCGAGAAGATCGGCGACGACGTTCGCGCCCTCTATGCCGCGCTGCAGGCCGCCGGAGTCCTCGCCTAACGCCAGCTACTCACATCCATACGAACCGACCCAGCCGGGGAGTGCGCGAGCGCCCCCGGCTCGCGGCGGTGAAAGACCCAATCACCAACCCAATCACACCGACCCACTAAAATCCTATGAGAGGCATTGTTTACAACGTTCAGCTCACCAACTACGCGCACGGCATCGCGCCTGATTTCTCCAGTTCGCTGGCGGAACTCATGGCCCCGCAATGCGTGTGCCCGGCCGCCGCCGGCCAATACATCAAATTCGACGACGACGAGGCGTTCCGCTACATCGAGACCCGGCGCGCGCTCGGCGGCGACATGGCGATGATCGACATGCCCAGCGACTCGCCCGAGTTCTCGTGCCTGCCGCACGCCCTCGGCATCCCGACCGACCGCTTTGAATACGAGCGCGTCGGCGAAGCGGGCATTCAGATGCTCCGCGAAAGCAAAATCCGCACGCTCGTTTCCCGCAACGCGCTCTCGCGTGAACAGCGCGTTTTCAAGGCCTATGCGGATGGTACCTCCGCCGAGGCGGGCCTCGGCACCTGGACCAACGCCGCGAAGGACCCGATTGCGGAGCTCAACAGCATCCTGGTCGATCTCGCCACCGAAACCGGCCGCGCCGATCTTCACCTTGTCGTGGGATTGAACGCCCTGGAACAGGCCGCGAAGCATCCGAAGGTGCTCGCCCGCATGCCCGGCGCGCAGGAGATCAATCTCACGGCCGAGAAGCTCGCCAAGTTGCTCCTCCTCCCGGTCACCATCCACGTCGCGATGATCCCCATCGCGCTGGAGAAGCCCGGCAAGGCCGCCGCCAAGGCGATCATCGGCGGGTCGAAAATCTACGCGCTCATCTCCCAGGCGAATCCGAGCCCGTTCGATCCCTCCGCCGCCAAGACCTTCACGACCCGCAAGGGGCAGGTCGACGGCGTCGGCTTCGTCGAGAAACCGCCGTTCGCCGAGGTCAACTTCATGGCGTGGTCCGAGGACATCAAGATGACTGGCGACAAGTGCGTCAAGCGCATCGATGTGGCCCTCGGCGACATCGCCTAACCCTCTGTGCCCATCGGGTGGGTCATAGTCGCGTCGCTCGTCCTGTCCCTGTTCAGCAGGGCGGGCGGCGCACCCACCCGGGCGGGCGCTGAACCACCCGACGCCGCATGGCCTG